AATCAGGATTGAACAAATATAAAATTTGTTCTAATATCTGTAATTTCTGATCAGTGTTAGATGAGAAAATATCTGCTGTTACTTCTAATCTAAATGGCGAAGGCATAACTTTCTCGACTGTATATCCTGCTCCAAGTTGTGTGCCGTAAGTACCATCATCTAACACGTCTCTTTCTTTGAGGTGCTGTTTCTCTATGTGATAAGGATTCTGCATCCTTTCCCTGTCATAGTTTAATTCTCTCACATAACACGCAATTTTAGGAGCATAGTTCAATGCATTCTCACTGTTATTTCTGATTATGTTTGCAACCTGCCTAGTTGGATCTCCATACACAACAGGCACTGCCCGCAAACTGATCGAGTCATCTTTTCCCCTACCTGTTTCTACAGAAAAATTACTCAGAATTCTTATGAATTGAGTAAGAAACTTTCTAACCTGTCCTTCGTAAAAATGTAGCATTAATTGTCAGCCTTTGGTTTTAAAGCATCAGTAAGCGATTGTCTTTGTTTTGTAGTTAATCCATTTATTGTGGCTTCATTCGTGTTATTGACAAAACCTGTCTTGTAGTTTGCCCTGGAATCGTTGTTTGTCATATTGATCCTTACCGAATCTTCAATCTTGACCCACCTGTTGCCGTCATAACGGAATAGTCTGTTAGGCAAGTAATCCGTCCTTAGGAAATAATCTCCCTTGTCTATGCCCGATGTTGGAAAACTGATTCCGAAACCAGCAGGATATCCATTCGGTGCTACGCCATCGCCGTCTAGGTAAAATCCATAATGTGAACTGGCTGGAGAATCGATCACGGCATTCACGGTCTGATCACTGCTCGCCCTGTCCTGTTCTGTGTTGACATTATCTGTCCTAATGTTGCCCCTCTCATCTATTGGAGCGACATAATATTGTTTGTAGTTGAAACCTGCCTTAGGTGCGTCCTGTTCCGCCTGTAACACAACTTGATCATTTATAGTTTTCTCTCTGTTGTAGGTACTCATGTAGTTGGCTACAGAACCTTCTGTTGTAGCATCGCCAATAACATCTCTGAATTCTTGTGAGTCAACGAGTGTTTTCATTTTCAATCTTAATAGATGTGGCCACCATGTCTGTGAGAATCCTTCTGCGGCCCTGTTGACATCCTCTACCACGTAGTATCTTTTCAATGCTATGGGTATCGATTCATCAAGGCTGTAGTCTTCCTTCATGTGGGGGAACTCTATCACATCGCCACTCATTGGTTTCCTGCCAATCCTCTCAACTATGTCATTCAAATGCACAGTCAGAAACAGTGTGTCATTCTGTAGGAACATGCCAAACTGTGACAGATTGAAATCCGCATCTTGGACGTTGTAAATGCCACGTACAACATATACATCATCTGAATATTTCCTGTCCCTGTTCTCCAAAAATAACAGATCTTGTATGGTTCTTTCATTGAGGCTGTCCCCAGAATACTGTGGCTGTGTTGGTGAAGCATCACCATCCTTGTTCGTAGAGCCTTGATCGTAAGGTCCTAGGTATTTGTGGAAGTGTAGGTCAGTTCCACCCACGGTAAACATCTCTTTGATGTTGCGATCAAAGAACTTGTAGTCATTGCCCTTTTCAGGCTTGAAAATGGATAATCTTGGCATATCACACATATTTATTGCCAAGGCAAAGGCTATAAATATGAGTATGTCAGAACTACAAACAGGACAACAAGAGATATTTGATTACGTAAAGAACAACCTCGGCGATGGAATGATCGACGTTGAATTGGATCCCAAACACTATCAAACGGCACTGGAAAGAGCGATCAACAAATTCAGACAGCGTTCTTCAAACGCTGTTGAAGAATCATATGCTTTCCTTGAATTAAAGAAAGATCAAAATTCTTATATTTTACCAGACGAAGTAATCAACGTAAGGAGCCTGCACAGGAGAACAGTGGGATCAAGGACAGAGGGCGGTGAAGGCGGTACACTGTTTGAACCTTTCAATCTAGCATACACAAACACATATCTGCTTAGGGCAGGTGCCACAGGTGGACTAGCAACCTACTACGCTTTCGCTTCTTATCAAGAACTTGTGGGCAAACTGTTTGGCAGTTTCATACAGTTCCACTATGATAACGCCACTAAAAAATTGACCATCACACAGAGACCTAGAGCAGACAACGAGACTGTACTAATGCACACTGACAATTTCAGGCCTGACATCACTTTGTTCAAGGACATATATTCTAAGCCATGGATCAGAGACTACACACTGGCAGTATCAAAAGTCATGCTAGGAGAAGCAAGGGGCAAATTCAACACCATAGCCGGGCCACAGGGCGGGACAACACTGAACGGTGATGCGTTGAAAACTCAAGGCCAGGCCGAGATGGAAAGATTAGAGTCAGAAATAGGCAACTATTCAGAAGGTGGCACACCACACAGTTTTGTTATTGGTTAATTGACCAAGTTATCCATTTAAATATTTGGTAATGAAAACTTCCAAATACAAGAAATACTCCGACCTCACATTAGAAGAACTTGAAAAATTGGTAGAGGAGTTGGAAACACTGAGCATCAAAGCCCTAAAAGAACGCAAGAAGACCTTGAGGACTTCAATACTACGATCTGTGAAAAAAGCAATCAAAGAGATTGAAAAACGTTTGAAAAAATAGTATAATAACCTTATGCTTATAGGAATAGTAGGATTGATAGGTTCTGGCAAAGGCACTGTGTCTGACAGACTAGTGGATATGCACGGATATCAAAAAGACAGTTTTGCAAAAAGTTTAAAGGACGCAGTGGCATCCATGTTCAACTGGGACAGGGCCATGCTGGAAGGTGATACCGAATCCAGCAGACACTGGCGCGAACAACCTGATAAATTTTGGAGTGAAAAGTTTGGCAAACCAACCACACCTAGATGGGTACTACAATACTTTGGCACAGAAGTTATGCGTGGTCACATGTATGATGGCATATGGGTAGACAGTTGTATCGGTAGATACAAAGGACAAAACACAGTAATCGCAGATACTAGGTTCCCCAATGAGGTCAAGCAGATAAGACAACACGGTGGAAAAATTATACGTGTAAAAAGAGGGCCTGATCCTGACTGGTTCGTTGACTATATTGAAGGCAACATGAAACCAAACGGCATACACAGTTCAGAATACGTATGGGCCAAAGAAGAGTTTGATTTCACTATAGAAAACAATGGCACAAAAAAAGAACTTTACGCTAAAGTAGATGATCTAATCGTCAGCAACAAGATCACCCATACGCCAGCCGAGCCTACGGGTACTACCCAACCTTTGGCAATTGGCGCAAACAGTTTTTAAATTAGTTGCCACGGTGTTTCGTAAATCTCCGTCCACAAATAGCACATCGAGTTGGGCCTTATCCTGTGCTTTGAATCCACAAAACTCACATTTATTGCGCTTCTTGTAGCCTGATCTCTGTAGGGCAGTCACTCCATTAATTTTCTTGCCAGCAGATTTCCTGATACAGGTGTCACACTGGCTTCTCCAGTAAATCTTGTTGTATCGCTTGTAGGCATAGGCCCTTGGCTTGGTCTTACAGGTCTTGCATAAAGGTCTGTCTGTGTACTGCATATGGGTATTTACGTTCCCTATATAGGCACCGTCAAAATGGTAAATTATGTCAACAAAACCGTATGATTGAATAAATAACTCTAGTATATACGTAACTTGCAAGGAGAATACGAAAAATGGCATTAACATCACCAGGAGTAGAGGTTTCAGTAATAAACGAAAGTTTCTACGTACCATCAGATGCGGGTACAACACCACTATTCATAGTAGCATCATCACAGGATAAGCAGAATGGTGCAGGAGACGGCACGGCGGCAGGAACTACAACTGCTAACGCCAATACTGCATATCTGATATCATCACAGAGAGAATTAACAGAGACTTTCGGAGATCCGAAATTCTACACAGACTCATCAGGAAATTCATTACATGGATATGAATTAAACGAATGGGGTCTACAAGCGGCTTATAGTTTCTTAGGAGTTGCCAACAGAGCATACGTACTAAGAGCAAACGTGAACACAGCAGAATTAGTTGGAAGTGCTTCGGCACC